GAAGTTGGCGGTGCGCTGCTCGGCCAGTTTGACCGGGCTGCCTTCGTCTTTCAGACTGACCGGGTAGCGGTCAACCTCATCAAGCGCCAGTTTCTTGATGGGCTTGCTGGCCAGCTCGCTAGGGCTGTTGGACCACCCCAGATACAGCACGCCACCGGGGAAATTCTTCTCGGTGATCTTGTTGCCGCTGTCACGCTTGCGAGCGTTGGGAATCTTGACCCGAATGCGCGGCATCATGTCGATGGCGGGCTCCAGGCGCTGGCTGACAAAGTCCTTGACCGCTTTCTCGGTGGGCTGCACGATCAGCATCGGGCCGGGGTCCTGGTCGATGGACTCAAACACCCAGTTCAATAGCACCTCAGTTTTCAGCACCTGGCTGGCAGCCATGATCACGACTTCTTGCGTGCGCGACATGGAGCTGAGCTCGTTCATGACCTCGGCGGCATAAGGCGTGCGGCTGGTGCGCCACTGGCCACCTTCGGGCGACGACTTGCTGGGCACCATGCGGTACTTGTCCGCCCAGTCTGAGATCGACAGGCGCTCTGGCAGCATCCAGGCGCGTGCTGCGGCTTCCATGACCGCTTGGTAACCGTCGCGCAAGTTCATACAGTGGTCTGCTGCGCGTTTTTGAGAATCAGCAGCTGCAGCTTGTCGCGCAGGGTGTCGCAGACACGCATGACCTCGGCTTCGATCATGGTGTGGATCTTGGCGGCATCGGTCTCGGGCGTCACCAGGGGCGTGAGGCGGTCTGGCAGGGACATCAGCTCGGATCGTGTAGACACCATGGCGTCGGTGACCGCTCGGGTCATCGGCTCAATGGCAGCAACTGTGCCTTTGAGGATGGCCAGGTCAATCTGCGACTTTTCGGCCTTGCTTTGCTCGGTCAGGGTCCTGGCATCCAGCAACGGGCTCGGAATGGCGGCTTTTTGCACTGGCTGTGCAACCACGGCTGGTGCTTCGATACCGACTGGGGCAACAGCCACTGGCTGGGCTACGACCGTAGCGCCCATTTGCAAATCACCAAACACACCAGCCTCGCGCTGGCCACCGCGAAACGGATCAGCCGTCAGGCTCATGCCCAGACGCACCGCCTCGACATCGACTGAGCCATCAGCAAAGCGCTGACAGCGTTCGGCTTTGATGGCCTTGTGAATAGCTGTGTCGCTGACGCCGAGCTGGCGAGCGCACTCCCTGACAGAAACACCCGTCAGGTTACGCGCCAACCTACCCATTTTTTATCTATGCAACCTTATTCAAACAATACAAACCAAACCAAAGCAAACCAATTAAAAAAACCTGCAAACCCGTAAACCTCGGGGCCCGAATTACCCGCGAGGGGGTGGGGGGTGGGAAGGACCCGCTGATTTTTTAGGCAGGCATCAAAGCAACGTCATCTGCTGCTTGGGGATGGCGGTGCGCATGGCTTCGGCCACCGATCTCTGCAACTCGATCACGAAGCGCTTTTCAATCACCTGCTTGGCAATGCCCTGCACGTCCAACTGCCTGGGATACGTGGGCTTTGACACAAAGATAATCACCGGCTTGATGGCTGAGCCAGCGGCGCCAAAGCTGATGCGTTGCCACACACCCAGCGGCAAGCGGCCATTGCCAGGCCGACCAACAAAGTACTCAAAACCACGCGCCCCAGTACGCTTATTACCCCTTGCCAGAGCCGAGCGCTTCTTGTCGCTCATATTGGCCGAGTAACCTTGCTCCCCAAACGCCTTGAAATAGGACAGTATCTGCACGATCTGCCCTCTCGACATGTTGCCGTAAGCATCCAGTTTTGCAGCACTGCCCGGCAATGCCGCATAACCAGTCGGCAACAGGCCCGTGCTTTGCAGCGAACGCTCAAACGCCTTGAGTTTTCTCTCACCACCGTACACCAGCGGCGCCAGATAGTCACGGGCTGATGTACCCCGACCCATGGCCACCCTGAAGTCCACCTCTGCCAGCAGCTTGCGTTTGGTGGCTGGGTAAAGGCGAAAACCCTTCATGGTGTACGGCGTGGGCCGGTCGATCAAGCTGGGCAGCTGCCGCTCAATCTCTTCTTTGGCTGCTTTGGCTGTACGGGTCAGTGCCACCGCTGTGGCATAGGGCATCTGGTCACCAGCCACCCTCGCCCATTGAGACACCGTAGCCTCCAGATCACTCTTGACGCTGATCTGAATCACGGGCTAACTCCAAAGGGTTTAAGGCATAGGGTAAGTGTTGAACTGCCCTGCGATTGTTCCCCGCTGGGGATGTTTCTGTGTCTTTCAGAACATCATGGGCTTGGTGTAAATCGCGGCTAGGAGCCGAAGCTCCTAGCGTTGACACACAACCGTTGCCCTTTTCGGCGGGGTTGTATCAGTCGAATTCGTCGTTTGTGGTTCGTCGGCTTTCGATCAATGCGCGTTGTGCCAGGTTCTCAGCGCGCAGCTTCTCGGCCCGCGCTTTGGCTACATCTTTACGTCGCTGTTTTTCGACCGCGTCAACGATCACAGGCTTCTTTGACTTTGCTGCCGACACTTCCATCGCAGCCCTTAATTGATATGAAAACGTCTGGTAAGCCATTTATTTCGCAGATTTTTGACAGCTGCCTGAAATGTACCTAAAAGGTCTATGTTGTCAAACTCTTTTTTGCTTTTTCCTGCGCGATGCGCTTGTCATCAAGCCAGCGTGCAATGGCACGGTCTGCGGCTTCTATGTTGGCTTTGATGGTGGATTCGGCGCGGGCCATGCGGGTGGCGACCTGGTGGCGGGGCAGCCCTTTAACGTAGGTCAGGGTCAGCACCATGTGCAGATGTGGCTGAGACCAGCGCAGGGCGGTCACCGCGTCATTCATCTCGCTAGCGTCCAGGTCAGATACTGGCACAGCCCCATCATTGCTCCCACCCGACGGAGATAGCCTAGCAAATGTCGTTTGGCGGGGGTATCCCAGACTGCCCGATTCACCCGATGCACACCAGCGTGCCCAGTTCTCAAGCCGCCGTTTTATCCATTCAACGCGTGCCACGGTTCATCCTTTCGAAGCGGACGATGCGGGGTCAGCCTGAGCACTGGACTCGGCCCACACAACACAATAGGTGCAGCCAAAGTTAACCATGTGCACCGCCACGGTGCGGGATACCTCCAAAAGGCTGAACGGTGTTCCTGCCACATGCCCGCGCTCAAAGGCATAGAAACAATTGGCCTCACCGCGCAGCCCACGGCGGACGAGGGCATAGGCCGGTTTTCCGATCACAGCTGCCTTGGCCTGGATGTCCTTGTAGGTCTCAGGCATGTTGGTTTTGATGTTGGCTATCTGTTTCTCGACTGAATCACTCATTTGCCGCTCCTTTTTTGCCGATCCGTCCAGCCGTCCACTTAAATACATGGATGACATACACACACAAATCGCTCGAGTGCGTGTGCGCGCGCGACGCGCCCACATCACGCGCCCACATTTAAGAGACCGCGCCAATCGTTGGGCAATGCAGCGGCTTCAACCTGGCCTTTGAGGGAAATGACCAGCGCTGTGCGCTCCATGCCAAAGGTGGACGGCTGGACGGATGTGGCGTGACACACACCCAAGCAGCGCCACCCAGGCGCGACAGATAGGGCTACGTCATAGGGGCATGCAATGACATCCCCGCTACCGCGCCACAACACGTACTGCCAATCTTGCGTCTGGTACGAGTTGCGTCGCGGCGCGTTTGTTGAGCCACGACCTTTTCGGCCACGCACGGCCCTCGCTGGTCAAAATGGCTCATCGTCATCGCCCTCTGTTGCACCGGCAGCGTTGGCCGGTGTGGATGCGTCTGCATCCGTGTCGTCTTTGATCTCTGGCGGCCACACCTTGGGCCGCTTGAAGCCCCGCCTGCGCGCACCTGTTTTCTCGCGGCCATACTCCCAGCCCTGAGCCTCAAGCCAGCCGCGAATTTGGCTTTCCAGCATGGTGCTGGCTTTGCCCGGATCAGTGCCGAGCGCTACCACCAACTTGTCAATCGTGACAAATTCGGTCAGTTTGTTGAGCTCGAGCGTGGCCTTGCCTTCTTTGGAGCCAGCGCCATCGCGGGTGAGCAACTCATAAAGCATGCTCTGCACCGATGTCTCTACCAGACGATTATCCTGTTCAGGCACAAAGTACAGTTCTTCTTCCTCCAGGCTTGGGTAGATCCTCTCCCCGGCCACGTACAGCGCCATAGCCTCAGCAAACAGCTGCTCACGCCACTTGCGCAACCAGGTTAGGTTGATCGCCTGCGCAATCCAAAATGGCCAAAACCGCCGGTTCCCTGTCGTGTCATAGAGATATTGCTTTTTATTGGTCGAGCAGAAAATCACCAGCTGACGCGGGTGGTCTTGCACATAGCGGCCATAGGCCCCGCGAAACCGATCCTTCTGCGAGCTAAAAAACTGCTTAACCTGCTCAGAGTCAGCCCGGCGCAAAGCCGTCAACTCACTCAGCTCATAGGCCCAAACGCCACAGAATTGCTCCATGCCGTCTTTGCCCTGACCGATGTCGAAATGGGTGTCACTGAAAAACTCTTCACCCACCAGTTCTTTAACAAACGTGCTCTTACCAATGCCACCCGGGCCTTCAAGCACAGGCGAATAGTCGAACTTGCAACCCGGCTTCATCACCCGGGCCACCAGGCCCAGCAGCATGTATTTACCCACCAGTTCCATGTAGCGCCGGTGCTTTTTTTGCATCGCAGCAGGATCGAACCCCAGCACGTGGATCAACCACTTCTCAAGGCGCGGTTTGTTGTCCCACTTCAAATCCTTGAGCCAGTCCCGCACCGGGTGATAACGCCGCGAGTCGGCCACGGTATCAATGGCCTCACTTAGCGCAGCGCGTGAGGCCGCTTTGAGTTTGTAGGTGTCGCTCAGCCAGTCACCCAAGGCCAGGTCATCCATATCCTCCAGCGCCCCGGCTTTGCGCCGCCAAGGCCACGGCACGCGGGTGCTGGGCACATCCGTCAGCTCATTAAAACCAAGGCACTCACACAAGCCTGGCGCTTTTCGCAGCGCCGCGATCACCAGCTTGCGATTCACATGGATCTCATGCACACCTTTGAGGTCTAGCGTATCCACGATGAAGTTCAAGTGGGCAGTGAAGTCGTCGCCGCCCTCCCCCATTGCGGCAGCAGGCGGCGCGGCAAAATCGCCCCCACCACCTGCACCAGAATGGCCCGGCGCGACGGCCAAACGGCCCTTGGCTGCGTCATCAGCCTTGGATTGCGGCAACGGCTGCGCCTGACCAAAAAACGCCAATACACGCGCACCGTCCCAGCCATCGGTTGTGATGGCGTCGGCACAGTCCCACCCGCTGGGCACTTCAAGCGGTTTTGGGATCGGCAGCAACTGCACGGTGCAGCCATGGGTGTCGCGCAGCAAGGCACCAATGCCCAACATGGCCGCCATGCCAGGCTGTTTGTCTTCATCCAGCAGCGGCTTGGTGGCTTCCATGATCTCGACAGCACCCTCATCCAGGCACGACTCGCGCTCTTTTCGAGTGAGTTTTTCGCGGTGGCCATCACAGTCAGGCCACATGATCACCGTGCAGCCAGCCAACCAAGCCCAGTCGGCTTTTTTCCAACCGTTGCAGCCACCCGGCCAGCTAGCCACCAGGTAGATGCCTGGGGCACATGCATCAAGCAAGCTCTGCAGGATGCCCGCCTTTTTCTCACCCTCGACCACCACCACCGTGGGCAAATCCTGACCACGTGAATCTGCAAATGCGGCTGGCGATGTCTGCCCGGGGAAATACAGCGGACGCGGCTCGACAAATGTCTTGCTAACCCACTTCATCGACCCATCACGCTCAGACCTGCACCAGGTGAACGGTAGCGGCAGCTTGCCACCCTGCGTGCGCATCACGCGCACGATGTAGCCATACAGCGCCGAGTCAATACGGTACTCAGCCGTATGATCAACATTCTCAGCGCGATAGTGATGGTGGTGAAACTTGAACGGCGGCGCAAAGTCTGGCACCGGGGTCACTACTTCCCACTTTTCATCAGGCTTCGTTTTTTCAGCCTTTGGCGCAGGCGCTGGCCTGGGTGGCTTGACCACAGCAGGGGCATCACCCCGCGCATGGGTAACGCCTGCAACATCCTCCAGGCCCTCTTCTCGCGCCACAGTCACAGCGGCCATGGTCTGGCTCAGGCCATTGATGGCGGCGTACAGGCTGATTAAATCGCCGCCCTTCTCGCCCGTAGCAAAGTCTGACCAACAGCCCAGGTTTTCGGTGCCCGAAATATTGACGCTGCACGAATCACCTGCGCCCCCTGACAGGGAGCCACACTGATACTCTTTACCTAGCTTTTTGCCGCCCGGCAACCATTCAGGCACCAGGTGCTCGATACGGTCGAGCAAAGCCCGGTTCAGCGCCTCATATTTCGGCGCTGGCAAACCCTTGTAATCAGTCATAGGAACTCAGCAAATTACTACGCCACCCAGGCCTGCAGGCACTGGCCCAGCAGCACTGGACCCGGCTGGATCAATGGCGCGGACGGATCTGCAGGGGCATACAGCGCCACGGGGCGGTTGCGGTAGTCCACCCGGCGCTCGCCCACAATCGTCAAGCGATCCCGACGTTTGAGATTGGCGACGTGCTGGCGGGCAGCATCACGGCCCACGCAGGCCTTGGCGGCAATCTCGGCCAGGGAGGCACCACCGGCCTCAGACTCAGCGGCCAAAAGCCGGGCGGCACGAATCAGCGCCTGGTTGACGTCACCAGCGGGCCTCATTCGCCGCGCTCCAGGGCGTTGATCTGGCGGGCAGTCTTGAGCAAGCTGTGCACAGCGGCCAGCAGCTCGGCGCCCTCGCGCTCGATGCGGCCCAGCTCGTTGTCGCTCAAGCGGCTGTCAGACATGTCAGACGCCACCTCAGAAACAAAGTCGCTGAACTCTTTGGCGGCTGTGCTCAGCTTGTCCAGACAACCGCCCGTGCCATCACCCATAACCATGGGCATGCGGATCACCAGCAGGCCATGTTCTGCGTTCCACGCCTCCAGGATGCGCAGGTCACCACTGAGCGCGGTCAGTGCAGCGGCATCCTCCAAACCCAGCTTGGCGCTACCCTGGCCCAGCAGCTCATGGCTGAGGCTGGTGGCGTTTTTGTCCATACGCAACGCCAGAGCTGCAGCCCCGCCAGGGTAAGCGCGTGCAAGTGCGTATGCGTGGTCTCGGAGTGTGGTCATAGCAGCGGCTCCAATGGGTTGTGATAGACGGTGGGCACGTTGGCTGTGACAGTGCAGCCATGAACGGAATAAAAACCACCCACCGCCCCGGCAAGCCAGGCAGCGCGCACCTGCCCGCGCGCGCTACTGATGACAAGGGAAAAATCACCACGACAGACGTGCCGGGTTGGG